TGTTGAAGAATAATTAGCTAAGTAGTTATCAGGTAATAATGTTAAATTAGTAACTCCATTAATAAATAGATTATCTTCAGTTCCATCTGTAACCCAGCCGTATGAATATCCTAATGTATTAAAAGGAGCAGCACCGTTTTTTATGTTTTGGCAGATATAATAATTACCGTCTTCATATTGAATTGTAGCATCTCCAATATACTCCCCCTCTATAACACAAGTTACTTTTTTACCTACCCATTGTTCTGTTAATACTCTTTTATTTTCATTCATTTTTAGTTATTTTATCCATTCTTTTGTTATTGTAGTATCTACCTTCATTTGAACTTTAGATACATATTTATTACCTGCGTTTATCATTATATCTTCCATTTCTTTTGCAAATTGAATAGCTAGATCTTCTCTAACTTCTACATCAATAGCATCATGAACTGTACATATAAGATAAGCTACATCTTCTTTATAAGTATTATTATAAGTAATAATTAACTCTCTAACACCTATTAAAGCTTCTTTAGTAATATCAGCACCTGAACCTTGAATTGGGCTGTTCATAGAATTTCTTTGAACTTGTCCTTCAGTTTGAAGTATCTGTTTCCATAAAGTTTTACTTTCAGGAGAACCTTTAACAACATACTTAGCTTCTTCTCTTAACTTAGGTATAATTTCTATTTCAGGATAAAATCTTTTCCTCTTACAAGGAGCAAATGTTTCACTGTAACCTCTTGTTACACCTAATTTAGCTTGAGTATCTAACCACTTATTTAGTTTAGGGAAAGCTATTCCATATTCTTTAAACAATGTTTCAGCTTCTTCTATACTAATTTGTAAAGTATCAGCTAGTTTGTTAGGGCCCATACCATACGGTTTCACTAACCCCTAATTTTCATTAGGGAGTGGACTATACCTTTGCATATTTTCCATTTATATCTCTAGTTTCATGATGTCTTTGATGACATTTTTTACATAATATTTCAAAATTAGAAATATCATTGTTAGTTCTATCATGATCTATATGATGTGCTACTAGATTTTCTATATTATTACACCTATTACAAATATTAGGGAGTAATTTCATAGCTTTTTTACAAGCTACTTTTGCAGAAGAATCTTTTATATCTTTTGTTTGATTATTACCTGAGCCTACCCCAGGTTTTTGTATAAATTTCTTATTAATTCTGTATTTTAAAGAATTAAAAGCATTTCTACATTTAATAGAACAAAATTTAGCACTTTTATATTTGGTTTGTGGTACTTCGTTACCACATTTAATACACACCCCACGTCTAGTCTCTACACACGCCTTATTAGAACTGTCTAATATGCTTGGCTCGGTATTATCATCAGCATTACCTGTTAAGACTTCACCGACTTTGAAGGGTTTTGTTTCGGCAAACTTAGTTTTCATATACCGAAATTAATAGTTTTAGCTTTGTTTCTAAGGTCTTTATCAGCTTTAGTTATAGTCTTCTTAAACATTAGAGAACCTGCATAACAATGCAAATCTTCACCTCTGTTTAATACATCTATAAAACCTTCTTCACCAGAACCATCAGCCATTAAGTTTAACTCTTGACCACTATAGTCAATAGATACCCATAAATAACCTGGTCTAGCTTCAAAACAATTTCTAAAAATATTTTTAGCTGGAATGTTTTGTAAGTTAGGAGCATTATCATCTTTAGAACCAGAGCTAACACGGCCAGTATTAAGCACTTGCCAGAAACTAGTATGAACTCTATTAGTATGAGGATTAATATAATCTAAGAAGCCTTCTCCATAAGTAGATATTATTTTAGCTTTCTCTCTGTAATCTTGTAGTACTTTAAAGAATTCATGCTTATCAGCTAATTTAGTTAACTCTCTGTCATTTGTACTATCAATGTCATATCCTAGAGTATTACAAATATCTTTAATTTGCAATGGTGAAGCATAATTTATCTTTAGTATTCTCTCAGGTTCATCAAATAAATTACTCTGAATATATTTAGGTACAAACTTTTGTAACAGAGGTTCATCAGTTATTACTTTATCTAAGTGAATTTCTAAATCATCTAACTCTTGTTTAAAAGTACTAGTATTACTTAACCACTTTTCCCTATTTAAAGTCATACCATTATATTCTATATCTGCTAAAGATTTAAATACATCATTTTCTAGGTTAACACAATATTCTAAATCATACTTTCGTACTCTCTCATATTGTAGATTAGCTATTCTATGTAAATATTTAACATCTCTAGCAGCGTATAAAATTTGGTCAGTGTTAAAAGGTTCTGCATTTAATCTAAAGAAATCAGCTCTTGTACTTTTATCTAAAGTTATGTCTAGATATCTTTGTGCAAGCTTATCTAAACCATAACCCCACTTATCATAACCACAATATAGGACACATTCTGTAAGCATAGTATCATAACAATTATTTAATGTTATTCCTGCATGCTTTAAGAACTTATAATCAAATTTAAGATTATGGCCTATTATTATTTTACTCTCTATGAGGTCTTTAAAGTTTAAGATATTTATTTTACGTATATCAATAACCCATTGATTATCTGAATCACCTAATTGTAAAGATAGTAAAGCTTTGCTATGAGCATCTTTACCTTTAGTCTCAGTATCTAGTTGAATACTCTTGTGGTTACTAAAATAGCTTAAACAATGTTCTACAGTACTTTCTTTATACTCATCATCTTCAAATAACCTATCCCAACAACCTATTGTGTATATCATTTTATTTATTATTTAAATACTCATTATATAACCAATCAATAGGGTGATGATTTATATCATTATTAAAGCAAATCATACCTAATTCTTTAATTTTACTAGATATAGTATTAGGTGACCATTTTTTATATGCAGCTAGTTTATTAAGAATTAACCAATATTCTAAACTATGTTGTATTTTTAGGTTTTTAGCTAAAAACATAACTCTATTTTGTTGATTACTTGTCATCTTCTTTCTTATTAGCCATTTTAGTTGCAAACTCTTCTTGTGCTTTTTGCATCAATTGAGGTCTATAAGTATCATATAAAGCTTGTTTATCTGTTCTAGATAACTTTACCTTACCTTCATAAACATCTTTTGCTAGAGAGTCTAATTCTTCGTAAGGAAGCTTAGAATACTCTTCTTTTAATTTAAAATATCTATTAACTATCTTTGTTTGAGTAGAATTAGATTTGGCTTGCATTAAACTTCTATTATAGTTTCTTGCTTGACTCATAACTATTTATTATGAAAATCTATTAAGTACTCCATAACAGCATCTTTACTTTCATTTTTAATTGCTTTATCTGTAGCATTATTATTAAAGTATTCTGCTATGTCTTCTCTTTTAAATGCAGCCCACATATTAGTATATGGATTTTTGTGCCACAAGTAATCTTGTAAAAAGTCTAAATTTATTGCTTTTCCCATATTTTTTCTTTTAATTAGTTTATCTTTAGCTATTCCTATAAATATAAGAATAGAAATTATTAATATTGCTGGTAATATATGACTTATCATGTGTGTAAATTAAAATATTCTAAACTTTCTTTAATTTTACCATCATCTATCATAAGATATAAATCTGATAATATTTGTTGATTTTGTTTTATAGTTTTATCAGCAAAAGCATCAAAAACTCTATCTAAATTAGTAAATTGTAATTCAGGTCTAAATTTAAATGTACTATAAAAATTCATAATACAAGCTAAACAAGTTTGTCTAGTATAACAATTAGTTTTGATGTAATTTATTATGTGACTCATTTTAAGGTAGATATTTAAAACTTATAACAATAATAAGTGCTAGTATAACAAATGCTCCTAAAATAAATCCCATATAATCTAAAAATGAACCTTCAAAAGGATTTATACCTTTTTTACCTTCTAATTTTCTTATTTTATTTAAATTATAATATGATATAATAAACCAAATTATAAATATTATTAGTAATGTTATCATGATTTAAAATTCATATTATTTTTTATTTATAGCAATCCAGTCTTTTAACATCTTACTAGCAGAATCTTCCCAGTAAGTTTGAAAAGTATATTCAGCAAAATCAATCATATCTTTTTTAGTAAATTTCTTATAATTAGTTAATTTCTCAACTACTTTAGGTTTTTTAACATCTCTATCTAAAGATATGTTTTTACAAAATCTAATTTCTTTATTGTTTAGTGTCCAGATTTCCCCATTATCCATAGCACAAGTAAATAGTAAGTTATGCTCTTGGCTATAATCTATAACCAAAAAAGCATAACCTTCCATATTATCTGATACTCTAAATATAGGCATCATTGGGTTAAGTTGTGTAATCATTTAAAATATATATCTTATTGTATTCCAAGGGATTATATCATTGTGTAAGTTAACCCATTCTTTAATATACTTAGATTTAATATTATGTTTGTACCTAATATTATCTCCACCATATTGTGATATTTTAGATTCTTGAATATCTGGATTCCACAACAACTCTTCTCCTTGTAAATTGTTACTTAAATTGTAATAATGTTTATTCTCATTATGAGTGAGAAATATAACCTCACATTTAACTACATCTTTATAATTAACATAGTCATTAACCATGTGAAATAACTCTTCGTATTCTTGTAACCAATTATCATAAACAATTACAGGACTAAAGTTAATATGTACATCATAACCTGCATCTATAAAAGCATCAATAGCTTTAATTCTATCTATTATAGGGCTAGTGTTTGGTTCTAGCTTATCTGAATAGATTTGAGGCATTAAACTAAATCTAATCCTTATTTTACTTTCAGGATTAAATACAGTTAAATCAGGATTTACATATTTAGTAGCAAAACTACCCATTGCTATTGGATGCTCTCTAAAAAACTCAAATATTCTTTGCCAATCATGATATTTAGCATGCAGAGCAAAGTCTTCATTACAAGATATATCATAAGTAATATAATCAGCATGAGTTTGATTAGGTTTATCTACTACACTAAAAAATGAGTGATTATTAATTTCTGTTAAGATATCACCTGTATTTTTAGATATGTCTAATCCAACTGATTTATGCCTTTTCATATAACAATAAGAACAGTTATATAAGCAACCATAACCAAAGCTAGGACTAATAAAATCTGTACTACGACCACTTGGTCGTATTAACATAGACTTTCTATTGATTTTCTTTATCACCATTAAATGCGTTAATAGTATGTTTAAATGGATTACCCTCAATGTTTTGTACTAACTCTAACATTTGTTGTGCTATTTCTCTAATCTCTAATTGTGCATGCTCACTATTTCTAAGTTTTAGGAAGTTAGCAAATGATCTCATATTAAACATTACATCAGCTTGTATTTGAGAGTTATAAGTCTTAAAGAACCTAGCAGATTCTTTAGCTCTTTTTCTACCTAGTATAGGAGTTAAATCTTCAAGACATTGATGATAAAGTTTATTACCTAATTCCGTATAATCATCTAATATAGTTGTCCAATCACAACATTTAGGTTCATAACAATTCCCATCATAATCAAAATATATTCGTTTAGATATTTTTTTACCTTTCCAATCTTCAGGTAAATAATACTTATCTTCCTTTAACTCTTTATATCTAGCTGATTCTGCATTAATAGAAGCTATTCTATGCTTTAATAGATGTATATGTGAAGCTATGTCACAGTTAATTAAGAAATGCACTGTAGCCTTCTCAAATGGTGTTTCATGACCATTCTTCCATAACATATCTATTAATGCTGGTATTCTAGTTTTTTTATCATCTGTTAATTCTCTAGATGTACTTGTCCATGCTGACAAACAAATTGTTTCATCACTACCATAATAGCCTAATATTTCTACTGTATTTTTCATATTAATCTTGTTTGTTTAGTGAGTTAATGAAATCTTTTAATTGGGTGTGTGGATTTCTATTCCAATCATCTTCATTAATTAAAATGTGCATTTCCAGTTTTTCAATCATATCTTCTTGGCATTGAGTATATCCTGCAATGTAACTACGTTTTGCAATATACCTATTCGACCCTTGTTCATAGTCATCTGACCAATTATCAGCTAAATTTTCTATTTCATCTTTTGGTTTCATAGATTGTCTTGTTTAAATTGTTCGTTGTAGTATTGTTCTGCATTTGCTCTTTGGTCTTCATCATTCCACCCATTATTAGAATAAGCATCTATTATCTGCTTCTTTTCCATTGCTTTGGCTTCTTCAAAAATACTAATCCATTCAGACATTGATTTTGCTTTTATTGTTTGGTCTTCTACAATGTTTTGTATCAACCATTCTACTGCTGTTTGTTTGCTCATATTATTTCTTTTTAAATTGTTCAAACCAATCTTCCCAACATTTTATTCTTGGTTTAAATTGTCTTTCAGATTGACAACCACTAAAAAATGCGTATTTAAGATCTTCCTCACTATACATTCTCTCTTGTTGCCATTTAGCACCTTCAACAAAAGAATGTCCACATAAAATTCTATTGTATTTGTTTTCACTATTAATGTGCTTTTTAGCAGCTTCTTTAAGTGTTTCTTGTTTAGGTTCTTCTTGTGAAATTATGATTTCATACTTAAATTCATAATGTAATTGTAATTTTTTCCAATAATCATTTACTGTTCTTTCAACTTTAACCTCCTCACAACTTGGATTCTTAACAAACCATTCTAAGAAAGTATCATCAATATCTTGAACACCATCTTTAATTAAGTCTTGGTCTGTTGTTAGGATGATTTTACTACTTATACCTTGAACATGATTTAAAAAATCTTTTGCAGATTCTTTAATTTGGTATATTTTATTTCCAGATAATACCCAATCTCCTTCTTTAATTTCTTCATCAGAAGTAATATAAACATTATGATAACTCTTAGGTTCAATTAGTTGACCTTTTTCCAAATGAAAATTTTCTGCTATGTAAAATATTTTACTTGGGCTAGATGTTGGTATTAAGTGTATGTTTTTCATATTATTTTATGTTTTCTAATGGGTAAGCGTTTATAAT